ACGCTCTTACGCGGCATAGCTTCATTACTGACCCAGTTGCCTTCTAACGTATCGTCGTAGTTTGCATCAACAATGGTTTCAACACCCCTTGAACCACTCGGAACTTCTGGGTCGTTTACAATAATTCTAGCAATACCAGCTTGGGCATTTTCTCTAGTTTCGTGTAAACTTAATCTATTTTTATCAACATATCGCAAATAGTATGTGTCGCCTTCAGTCAATCCCGTAGCAGGAGTACTGCCAGTTATAAAGTACTTGTAAGCAATACCATTTGAACCGGTGTTAAAACCGTGATTTTCAATAACTGCATAACCGCTTGACCATAGGTCTATTAGAATGGTGTATTCTGATGCATCGTCTGGCTCGTCTCTTACACGGATCTGACTGCCCGATCCCGGGCCGCCGCTGGCCTGCAAATAGCGTTGATCAGCATAACCTTGGGTAATAGCTAGGTTGTCAGCAGTAATATCAGTGTCGTGTAGATCATTAAACAGTGCTGCAACTTCGTCGCTGGGATTTGCTAAGTTACCAATAGAAAAGTTTTGTGCATTTAAATGTCCACCTAGTTGTGGTTTGATGTCAGTACCAACTTTTCCGCCTGTGCTGATAATACGTATTTCGTTTTCGTCTGTATGATCGATCTCAATACCTTCGCCGCCTACCAGACTTTTTGCCACTAGTGCATTAGCGTCTGCATTTGAAATAACAACTTTGTCAGCGTCACTTGCTTCTCCGCCTGGTCCAGTTTCATCCCTAGGAATACCGTTGGGAAAGTTCTCAGGTGTGTCGTCTAGATCTTTAAAACTGATAGTATCGCCGTCGCCGAACACGGCAAACAACTGAATAAAGTTTTCGTTAACTTTACGGAACGATTCACGTATACTGTCACCAGTACCGTCATTACCTTGTACACCTATATCGACATTTTGTCTTGCCATTATTCTACTCCGAGATCGTCATGAAAGCTATCTGCTACTGAAAAACTACTTCCGCAGCCGCAGCTAGTTTCTGCATTAGGGTTTACAATAGTAAAACTAGAACCCATTAAATCATCTTTATAATCGATAGTTGCTGCTGACAAGTAGTTCATACTCATAGCATCCACTAATACTTTAATATTTTCTTTTTCAATGACAAAATCGTCATCGTTTGCTGTTTCGTCAAAGGTAAAACCATAACTCATACCCGAGCATCCTCCACCTTGAACAAATACACGTAGTTTTAAGTTTGGATTATTCTCTTCAGCAAAAAGATCTTGGATCTTTGTAACACACGAGTCGGTAAGATTGATCATTTATATTCCTTTTTTATATTTAGCATATGTTTTTGTAACCTTAATGTAAATACAAGATGTACCTTGGAAAAGAATATATCAAAACAAAATTTACTAGGCTTAGTAAACTGGGCGTTGAACACGAACACATACGAACCAAAACTATGATAGTTTTTAGATGTGATAACTGCAAAGAAATATTTCAAAGAGACCGGGGTAGTATAAGTCCAAAACGCCTTAGTAATAACTATTTTCATTGTTGCAGTCATTGCGACAGCAAACGATTTGCTCAGAAGAAAGGTGCTGAGCGCAGGACCATTTGGGATAGGCCAGCAAGTAGCCTAGATGACATCAGCCAGTTATAAATACTTCACTAAGGAGGACATTTAAATGTTCAATAAAATTAAAGAAATTTTCTTCGGTAAACCAGTTGTTGCAGAAGCACCGTATAAAGTAGAAACACCACCTGTAGTTGAAGTTGCAGTAGTTGAATCGCCTGTTACAGTATTGATTGCAGAGGGTGCCGGTAAAGTTGAAGTTTCTACAGCAGAAGTTAAAAAGACAGCCGTAAAAAAAGCGGCCCCGATTAAGACGGCCGCTAAAGCTAAGACACCTAGATCAAAGAAGACTTAATCTTTTAGCTTGCTCATGCAGGCTAAAGCTAGCAATGTTCTTGCCTTTGCTCTCACACATAATATCGTGTGTGCCTAAAAAGCTCAGCGCCCATTCATTTACTGCTGTATTCCAGTAGAAGTTTGAGTGTGCTCTGAGCTTTTGCTTTTTGTGACCAGCTTCGAGTAACTGTGTATAATCGGGCAGAGTATTAGTAGAGTGATCCGGTAACCATTCTTCTCGACTGACAGAATAGTGCATAGTAGGTCGCACTCCACGCCAACTGTCGATTACACGCGAAACTCTATCGTCGGAGGGCTGAATGTAGTCTCCTGTACGTACCCAGTGATGGTGTATATCAAGCACGAGGGCACAGTGCTTTTGTAATTCAAGACTGTCTTCGATTCCCCACGCATTTTCGTCGTTTTCGATTGTGATAACATTTCTTGCTTCGGGGGTAAGTCGTCCGAGTACATCTTTAATGCCTTGGGGACCTTTTCGACCCGAGATGTGTACGTTGACTTTAAAGTCCTGGAACGACTTACCGTATCCCATCCAGCGAACCATATCGACATGATATTCAAACTCCTCAATACTACGGTTTACAATATCATCTGACTCACTTGCCAGCACAGTAAACTGACCGGGATGCATACTAAGCCTAACACCCCTCTCGCGAGCCAAATCTCCCACAGCTCTAAATGCTCCTTCGCAATATTGTCTGGTAGCGGGAAGCCGCCAAAACCAGCTCCAATCCTGCTGAGTATACACAGGCAAGATATCGCTGCCAAGTCGTACCATTCTAAGATTTTCATCAAGTGTTCCCACCTTTTCAACAAGTTTGCGAATACTCTCAATATTACCCGTCATTAGGTCATGAAGTTTTTCTACCGCAACGTCTTGTGTCTGTCTATTTAACCAGGCAACAGTTGTACTGCCTGTATTATATTTTTTAGCATCATCTTTGGGTTTAATGCCGTGAACTTGATCGGGATGATCGATCCACTTACAGGCAAAGCCGATTTTCTTAGTCATATACGCAATCAATAAAAATAGACATAGTATATTATAACACTATGTCCATTTAAGGTCAACTAGTTGATTACCAATGTCGAATAGTATTGGCAATGATAAAACAGCAGGTAATGATATGTATTAGTACCCAGAATGTTTTAAAGAACAAAGCCCAACGGGCTTCTTTTAGTGTGAGGATAGGAACATCTGGACGATCGTCGTCGGTGTTTCCCATAAGGTGCCCGGTTGCCCGGGCCCATACTCGTTCTACAGTGTTCATGCAAACAAGTCTTCATTCCATTCACGATGACCTTCACGATATGCCATATTGCTCTGTGTTTCGCGTACTTCTACACGATAGCACCAAAGACGTTTGCTCTCGCCATCACCCCACATGTCGGGAATGTAAACACCGTTGACATATTTGTACAGTTGATCTGCTAAACCTTCGCACCCGAGTTTGGGCAGTATAGTCAGCTTGGCTAGCTTGCGGCGTTCCATTTCTTTGTAAAACGCCAACTCGGGATCATCTTCTGCTACTAGCAGTGTATGATCAAACTGACTTTCTAAAATACCTTTGAGTTCCTTTAAGCCACCGTAGTCAGCAGCCCAGTTACGAGCGTCTAAGTTGTTAGTGCCGAAGTAGAACTTCATGTTAAAACTGTAACCGTGAATTAGATTACAGTGACTATCAGCTCGCCATTGCCTGTAGGCGCATGGGAATGAGTCGTGATATTCTTTTGTGCTTGTGTACTTATATTGTACGGGTTGAAGATTTGCCATCTCTAGTCTCCTTTATTAAGGTAGCAAGTTTGACGACATGCAGAGTTTATATAGCGGGATGAATGACGTTAAAGTCCGCTGTAAGTACTTATCTCAAGCTACCTTGAGCAAAATAATTTCTTCATTAAGTCGACCGTTCATTTTAGTGTCGGTCGCATTAATATCGTCTAAGAATTTACGCAGTGCAATCTTACCAGAGGCTTTAAACTCTTTGAGTTTTTCTTCCGGCTTACGCAATGTTTTGCAAATACTCTTGTTTTCGTCAAAGCCTGTAATGCTAGTACCTTTAACACCAAGTGTATTAAACTCGGCTGCTACGTACTTGCCAAGTTTACGACTTTTTGTATTGTAAACCCATAGTTCGCCTGCTCCGATAATGTCAACAGGATTGATACTAACAAGTTTTAACGGCTCGTTAGTCTTCATGTACTTGAGTTTTCCAATAATCTTTTCAGCAGGTACAGCTTTCTTAGCACGTGGCTTTTTGTTAACTTTGGCTTCTTGTGCCAACATGTCGCAGGCATTCTTAATCTCAGTTAAAAACGCAATGAATGATTTGATTTGTTTTTTAGTACGATGACTGTAACCTTCTATCAACTGTACATCTTTAGTGCCGCTTGCTAGTTCTTCCAACTCCGCTAAATCTCTAGAGTAAAAGTCTTTGATAATGCGAGCATGAGCGGCTTTTGCCTGTCGACCTTTTAGTAGATTAAGTACTTTAAATGCTTTTGGATCAAAGTTTTCTGGATCGGCTTGGAATGACTCGTATGCAGTTTCAAGTTCTTCAGTCATACCCAATGCAACTTCACGCAGACGTTCTTGAATGCTAGGAGTGTAAACATCTTTCTTTGCGGCTTCTTTTTCTGCGGCAAGTGCTTCTGGATCGATATCGTTTTTACCCTCGGCAATAACTTTAACAATCTCTGCTCGCAACCAAGCGGCTGTATCACGGCCGTTGTTAAAATCAGCACGTAGTGGAGTCATACCGCGATTCAGACAGCAGGCAACCGCACCCATTGTAGTACCAACACGAGCATCTTTAACTTTTTTGAATGCTGTAATGTCTGCTCGAGTACATCCAACTGACTCCATCCATTTGACAACAGCAGGCTTGTAAGTTTTAATATCAGACTCTAAACGGTAGTAATCCATAGAGCGTTTAAAATGACGATGGAAGGTGTCTGCGTCCCAAGTTTCGCAACCATCCCAAACTGGGCTATGATCTTTAACTGCACGGGTACGATGAGCAATAACTTGCTGTTTGGTTACTCGGGTCTTTTTAACTGTTTCTTTTGTAGCCATTTTTCGCTCCTGTGTGCTTAACAATATGTATATTATACAATCATTGACCTAACTTGTCAACGACTTTTTCGCCAAAAGAAAACCTACCTGTTTGGCTATGCCAAAGTGAGGTAGGCCGTGTTATTACTTATTTCTTCTTGGCATCTGCTGGTGCAGTTTCCGCTGGCTTTTCAACCTTTGGCATAACTTTGGCGGGCTTTTTGCACTCGGTCTTTTCAGCATTGGCTTTGTCTTTACAGTCAATCTTTGCTGATTTTGGTACTCGTACTTCTACAGTTTTACCGTTAGTTGTAACGTTTTTAGTTTCTTCTTTGGCTTGTACAGGAATCGCAAGAAACAATGCTAAACCCGCAACAAAAATGATATTCTTCATGTTTATCTCCTATATAACTATTTATCGTTGATAGCAGGTACGTTCACGAAGAATAGTACCGTCGTATTGTTGAACTTCTTTCCAAGAACTACATACAGTTTGTTGTTGTAGAAAGACAGGCTGTTGTTCTATTACAACAGGTTGAGGAGTTGGGCGTGTTAGTATATAAGTAAAAACGCCGCCCATGATAGCAGGAGCTACCCAGTTGTTGGCATTGCCGTGCCAGTGATGATTTCTGTGGCCGTGCCCATGATGCTGTGCCATAGCAGGAACACAAATCATCAACATTAGAGCTAACATAAACTTTTTCATACCGAACTCCTAAACTAATATTTATTCTAGAAGTTTGGGGGTAACATCCCAAACTTCTAAGTACTTTGCCATTGCTCGTTGTCTAGCTAGCCATAATCTAAACTTCACATAGTCTGATAGTTCATCATCTTCAACTAACTTACCAAACTCNAACTCT